TGCCGGCGATGTCATTTTAGCCCCAGCATATTTTTGATTTTCAATTCCAATTGGTAGAAAATCTTGTACTGGTGCATACGTTCCGCTACTAGAAACGGTTAATAAATTAGAATATAATGATACTCCATATGTCGATGAACCATATAATGTAACCGCACCAGTAGTATTTATAAATGGCGATGAACCAGATACATAATACTTTTCAGATGTAGTTGAATTAAAAATAGCTGGGCAAACTGCTTCACTTAACCAATATGGCGAAGAACCGGTTATATTATTATCTAATAAATATTTTTTAGAATATACAGTTCCAACAGATGCACTTGCAATTGGTTTTAGTTGAACACTTAAATTTGACGGATATTCTCCAATAATATCAACTATTTTTGTTGCAACTTCTCCTAAGTATTGATGAACCGATCCTGTTATCGATTGTATCTGTAAATCAATGTTTGAATCATATGTCGGCGTTGTATGTGATATTTTTGCTTGTATTGATTCTCGATTACGTTCTAGTAAATTTGGTTGTATTAATAATCCAGTTAATTTATCAGTACGAGCTGGTAATAATTGTTCCAATTGTTTAAAGAATGACATATCAAACAATGTAAACATAGAAATATATGCATTAAAATCATTTGACGTATCATATTTTTTCCAATATTGTTGAGCTCGTAATATTAAACGAGGATAATCCATTTCAGCATCAATTACTGGATCGCCTATATAATCATCTAATTCGATTCCACCTAAATGTGCAATGATATCTTCATCAATCATTGTTTGAGGCGAAAAATAAATTCCTAATTTTTTACTATCAAGCGCAGCGGAATCATATTGACTACGCTCAGCTCTTGTAATAATATCTAAAGATCCAACCAAGTCATTCTGTTCTAAACGAATCTTATTATCATTAAATCCAGTACCCGCTAACGTTACAGCATCATAATAATACATTTCTTCAATTGAATCCCACGAACCACTTAAATTTCCATTAATACTTGCTGTTATTGAATTAATAACGGGTTGAACTCCAGAAAAACTTCCAGTAATAATTTTTTGTGTTAATGGTAGTCTAAAAATTAATTCGTCATATGCTTCGATATTTCCATCATATGCAGCTGGTGCTTTTGTATGATTTTCAAATGCAGGATCTTGCAAACTAGAAGACCACAATCTTAATTCTTGTACTTGACCAATAAATCTTGTTCCAGCGCCTATTATAACTGTGCTAGATGCCGAAATTGCTGTGTTTGCTGACGCAGTTGCAGTTGCAATGATATTTCCATATTTTGCTTTTTTAGCTACTAAATCAACATTTGACCCATTTGTTCGAACTAAAACCGAATTCCATGTTCCATCATATAGTTCAATTAAATTACTTGTATTACCATTAATGGATACGCGACCTAATGTTCCTCTTTCAAACTCTAAAGATGCAGTAACATTGCCTACGCGAAATAATTCCATACTTGTTGGCAATGTTGGTTCTAATGTAATATCTGGAGTTCTAAATCGCAATTCAATTGAATTAATTGATTGATTGTATGGAACTGATACTTGACCCGAACTACCACTAAAATTTAATGCATAATCAAAGTTAAGTTTTTTATATACATTATTACCTTCAATTTTAGGACCACCATATTCATTAATTGATATCATAGATTGTGGAATACCATAACATGATAATAATGCTTGCACACTTCGTTTAGTTCCTTTACTTTTTAATAATAAAGGTAAATTATTAACGATTCGGCGCCATGTAGTATATGTAATATCTTTACCGGCGGTATTTGTTCCTAAAACAGAATTAGATCCAGTTAATGAAGTTCCTATAGAATCTATGCCATATAAATATTGCCATAATTCTTGTGATTGAGTTCCATCTTGTAAATTCCATCCAAATTGTTTTGCTACTGAATATAATAATTCATTTGGCATTCCAACTTTTGGATTTTCATCACGTTTATTTACACGTTGCATATGATTAACATACGTATAAATTATATCATAATGATGTCCTAACATATTAACAAATGTAGATAATCCAGTGTTATCTGAATCTAATCGCATATGTTCTGGAATAGTTTTTATTAAACTATTTAAGTTAAGTTCATCATATTGTTGAGCATAATCTAATACTTCAGTATACCATGTTTCAAATATTGAGCTAGTTACCGATGTATTTTTTGGCATAGTAGTTATATAACTACCTGTTAGTTCAGCAACATTTGGATTCTCTAATGGATTATCATAAGTAGTTAAACGAGATGATGATTCATAGTAAAGCCATTTTTCCCAATTATCAAATCCGCCAATTAAATTAGATTTAGTATTTAAGTAATCTTGAGCATTTGTTGTTGCAGTACTACCTGATATATTTGATACTATAGTATATTGAGCATCATAATAATCTAACATATCCATTTTATAACGGAAATTAACTAAACGTTCTTCAGCTGAACTATAAAATATAAAGTTATTAAAATCACTAAAATCTATGTTTAATGACATTCCAGATAAACTACCAGAAAAATATGTATCTACAATTTGCTGTGATGTTTGAGCGTTAGACCCTAATAATTCAGACCAAGTTTTATAATCAGTTTCTGCACTAGTATTTGTAGAATCAAATGCTTGCCAATTCGGCCCAGCTAATGAATTAAAAGTAGCTACTGCAACTGCTGGGGCTATAAATACATTATCTATATATGCCGGTTTTAATTCTTGTACAACCCAACATTTATAATTTAAACCAAATTCTAGAGGTAATTCCGAATCTAGTTTTACATATAAGTATTCTCCAATTACAACACTATTAACAATTGTTACATTTTGATTTCTACTAAAGTTTAATAAATATGTATTCCAATATGTTGAATTAGTATGTTTAACTGTATTAATATATTCAGATATTTGCTGCAAATATTCAGGATCATCTGAATCAATAGCTCGCAATTTAATCTCTGTACGATCTGGAGATATGTCGTCAATTCTTAAATGTTGGCGGTCATAACTTCCAATTAAATTCTTAAAGAAATTAATGACAATTTTAAACTTACCAGATGTTAATTTTAAAGTATCAAATTCTTGATATAAATCAATCGCAATTGGTGATGTACCCCATGTTATAGGTTGGTCGAACTCATTATAATATACTGGAATTTTTTGTTCTAACTGTATTGAATGATTTCCTGTTATCCAATCCTCATCAGAATATATATGTAATTCTGTTTTAATATTTGAGTTCGGATCAGGACTAACAATTGCAGTTACCGGACTTACTCGTTCAGCTGCATCAAAACTCAAATAATCACTACGTAATTTATCTATACGTAAACCTGATATAGATTTGTTAGTTGATAATATTTGATCGATATTTTTATATTGTGATAACATATATTATAATTCCTGATTCCATTCATCTACATTTTTAGATGCATCTGTTATTACAAAATAAGTGGTTGTTGGTATAATTGCATGACCAGCTTCAGCATTATAAGCTCCTATACTAAATGCATCTCCGGCTTCGAATGTAGAATTTAATATAACTGTGTCTAAATACGTATCATAGAATGTTCCTCGAGGAATCGAACCATTATTTGTATTAAATACTATATATTCGCGATCAAGTGGTGTATTAGGACCTGCTTTAATAATAGAAAATGATGCAGTACCAGTTGCACCAGATCCGGCATATCCATGATTAATTTTAACCCGTATTCTAAGATCAGCACCTGATTGTTTTATGTTCGGGGTTACTGTATATGCATTAACATTTTGTTGAGGTAATCCATCAACAACCTGATTCATAAATATACCAGTATAATTTCCAGATGGGCCAGTACCCCATGGCTGAAAGCCTGCAGGTCTATATCTAGCATAAACTGGATCTAATGCATTAGCTAATTCGCCAACTAAATCAGATGTTAAATCAATATCAGTATTTACATTAACAACTTTAGTTCGTACTGGGAATTTATAATAATTAAATTGGGTATCAATAATTTTTAATGCTGATATCGTAGTAATCTTCTGTGCAACTGGTTCTATTATTAATAACGGATTTGTATCAGATTGTTCCTGCAATTGAATATTTCCTGCAGAATTTCTAGGCACAATGTTAGTTTCATTAGAACGATATGTTAGTCCTAATTGAAAATATTTTTCTTGTTGAGCTGAAGAATAAATTGTCGGTAATGTTCCAACGGATCCTGCGCCTGATGTTCCTGATGTTCCTGCCATTATCTAGTTACTTTAAAATAAATTTGGTCGTCAATGTACTTTTCAATGAATCCCTCTTTTACTTTAAATTCTAAACGATAACTGCGTTCTGGCATAAATCCGTTCATATCTAAGTAAATGAAGTTACTTGTACTATCACAACTTACTTTAGTATAAATATCATCGTACGGAATTATAGTCTCATCTGTAAGGGCGTCAAATACTGCATAGTATGAGTCCTCAG